CGAAAAACTCGGCAGCGGCGCGGCCAGCTCGGCGAGGTCACGGGCGACAGTGTCGATAAAGTTTGCCACGATTGGGCGGGCGATTTCCTCGGAAAACATGTCCGGTGCTACCTCGCTCAGGTCACCCCGACGTGCACTCCGCACGTTTTCCCACCGGCCGTCCCGCGCCGCATGGCGCCGCTGATGGTCGCGCAGCCCATCTACGATCTGCTTAGCATCACGCAATTTACCTCCTCGCCGCGATCGCAAGATCGCTCAGGTTCACGACAACCTGTTGAGAACGGCTACGCCGGGACGCAAAGCGGTTGCGCACGAAATTGTTCTGACCTTTCGCCGGACTGTTGGCCTGGATGATTTCCCGCGCCCGGATTTCAGCAAACCAGAGCGCCATCACCAAGTCAGTTTTGTTTTTTGTATCCGGCGCCCACGTAATCAACTGATCCACGAGGGCCTTGCAAGCCTCAACCACGTGTGTCGCGGGAAGCTCGATAAACCCGTTCTCAAAAACCGTCGCCATGGACGCGACACCGAAATCCACATCCCACTTATTTTTACCCGTTGTGTGTTCCGAGATGCGCACACCGAGATTGCCGAGCCATTCCTGCAACTCCGGGTCCTGGGTCAGGAATGCCTGGAACGCATTGCGCTCTATTCGCCATTCGTGGATTTGGAACGCGTCGGTGAGGTCCTTAATGGTTTGCCTGATCCAATGGGGTGTAGCGCGGGGCTGCTTGTCGATCCGTAGCACGTACCTCTTCTTCGTGTGCCGGTCAACCGCGTACACGATGACGCCCGTGTCCCCGACCATCGCCGGGTCCATGCTGCCGATGACGTACAGGCCCTCCATGCCGTTGGGGCGGTGGCCAGGTGCGCCGGGAATCATCAGGCCCGGCTGGCGACGGCCATTCACAGCCGCACGAACAACCTCCTGACGGAACGCGGCGTCTTCCGCGATCGCGGCTTGCATGTACGCGAGCGCCCACGTTTTCGGGGCCAGAAGTGAACGACGCTTTTTGAGGTAACGGCCACTCCACTTTTCGTACAGGCCGGCGCCGTCCGCCTTGTCCAGGGTGCCGGCCCAACCCTCACGGGCGCGGGGCCACAGCGTCACCCAATCCGCCTCGGACTGCGCGAACTCCAGCACGGCCGGCTGTGTGAGGTATGTCCAGGGAGACTCCCCGGACGGGTACCGCTCCGGGTTGCGCAGCTCCGCGTACATGTCGACCGGGTCCACGCGGGTCCCGATCACGGCCAACACCGACGTCGGATGGCCTCTTGTCAAAACCTCCTGCTGGAGCCACCGGATTTGCTTTTCAAACTCGTGACTATTGGAGAGCACAATTGCGTCGTCCACAAAGCACAGGTCGAGACGGCTGCCGTAGATTTGCCCGCCGAGGCCCACGGCCCGCATGGTCGGGTCTTTCTCGCCGGAGTCGCGCTCCTGGCCTAGGTAGACTTTGTCGGCGGTCCACACGTCGCTGTCGGCTTTCCAGCCGCCCGGCGGCCCGAAGTCGAGCTGGAGCTTCAAATAGCGGTGATGTGTCAGGCGGGCCTTGACCGCCCACATGATCATCTTCGCCATCTCCTGGGTCTTCGAAACCCACAGGATCCGCACGTTCGGATCCTGCACAATCCGCCACGTCGCATAATTCACAGACAACGTCGTCGTCTTGGCATGCTCCGGCGGCGTATTGATCAAAATGAAATTCGGGTCGCCCGCCTCGTAAATCTGCGAAGGATGCAACCCCCGAGGCGCCCGGCCCTCCAACAAATCAACCCACTGCCGCTGGTGGTGATAGAGCGGCTGCCCAAGATACACGTCACAGAAGGTCTCGAAATCGGGGACCGGCTTCGCCTCCCCGCGACGGTGAACATCACGGATCGTGTCAATCGCACGCTTAAATTCCGGATCGTTTTCCCGCCAATCCCGATAAGTGCTTTCCGCCCGGCCAACCGTGGTTAGCGCATAATCGAGGCGGTGACCCTTCGCGATCAGCTCAATGCAGTGGTCTTTGGCCTGGCGGGTCGACAGCCGCTTAGCCACCAACCGGCGCCACGCACTCAAACGGGATCAAAATGGTTGCGTCCGGAAGACAGACCGTGACCGGCTCCAGCCGTAGGTACATGACACGGCCGGAGAGCACCCACGACACCACTCGGCTGCCGTCCCTCGTGCGCGTGCGCGCGTAGAAATGCATAATCCCACCACCCAACCGTGATCCGTCTCAACAGGGCCTCCACCGGGGAGGTCCGGGAGTCCAGTCACCAAACCGGCAAGATCGACAGGGCCGAGAATCTGAGACATACCCAGGCCGAAACCCCCGGAACTTTGCCGGCACCAGCCAACTCTCATCGGCGCCCCCTCGCGGGCGCGAAACCCACTGCCGCTGGTGGTGATAGAGCGGCTGCCCAAGATACACGTCACAGAAGGTCTCGAAATCGGGGACCGGCTTCGCCTCCCCGCGACGGTGAACATCACGGATCGT